AACCAGCTGGTTCACACACATATACAGTTACAGTAGCAGATGTTAATGGTGAGAGTGTTCATTCTTCTCCAGTTACAGTTGAAGCAGATAAGACTCTACCTGCTCCAGCTAATGTTCAAGTATTGGGACTCAGAGTTCATCCACCTGATAAAACTGCTGCTAAGAGTGCAGAGCAAAAGAAAGCCTGATAAAATTTGCCTGAATTGAAGGATTTGTTTGAGACGGAAGTTCTCGGTTTGACAATCTATGGTGAAGCCAGAGGTGAGCCGGTAGAAGGTCAAATAGCCGTTGGTTCAGTTATAAGAAATAGAGTAACTGAAAGAAAATCAAACTATAAAATAGTTTGTTGGGAACCATTGCAGTTCTCTTGCTGGAATGAAGATAATCCGAATAGAGATGTTTTAGTTAATCTAGCGCAGCTAATGCTCGATCATATGCCATTAAAAGATGAAGTTATCAGACAATGTATGTGGCTTTCATTTGGATTAACTAATGGCTCAATTCTTGATAACACAGGTGAAGCACAAAATTATTTAACAACTAAGTTATATGATGAAGGAGTTATTCTCTGGGCTAAAAATATGACTGTCAGCAAAGTAATTGGAAATCAAACTTTCTTGATTTGAGCAGATGATTAGCCTAGCTAACGGAATTGAATCAGTTGACCCAGGCAACGGCTTATTCGATGACTTCTGCTCAGAAAAGAATATTAAACCTCATCCAGTACAGGAAGAACTACTCTCATTACCGGATTCCGTCTTTGAGGCCCTATATGGGGGAGCGGCATATGGAGGGAAAAGCTGGATTCTTACACTCCTTCCCCTCTTCAGAGGATTTTACAAATTCCATGGATTCAAGGGTATCATATTCCGTCGTAAATTCCCTGATCTCGAAAGAGAAATTATCAGATTATCAAAAGAATATTACCCTAAAACAGGAGCAAAATACAATGACCAAAAGCACTCCTGGGAGTGGCCTGAGTTTAATTCGTATCAAGACTTTGGACATGTTCAGCATGATTCTGATATTTCTATGTATGATAGTTCTCAGTATAATTATTGTTCTTTTGATGAACTTACACACTTTTCTGCCTACCCATACCATTACATGGTGGGTAGTCGTGTCAGACCTAGTAGCTCTTTTAATATTGCTATTGTTCGTAATGGGAGCAATCCTGGTGGAATTGGGCAAACCTTTGTTTATAATAGATTTGTAAAACCACATGAAGAAGGTCATAAGATAATCCGTGATAATTCTACAGGACTTCTAAGAATCTTTATTCCTGCTAAAGCAGAGGATAATCCTTATGGTATGGAATACGATCCGTTATACGTCAAGAAGCTGGAGATTCTAAAGGTCGTCTCAGAAAGTGAATACAAGGCCAAAAGATATGGAGATTGGCACGCATACAAGGGGAGCGTGTTTACAACCTTCAGACCTATTCACTTCCCTGGTGAACCAGATAACGCATTGCATGTTATTAAAAGATTTCAAATCCCAGAATGGTGGCCCAGAATATTGTCAATTGACTGGGGAAAACGAGCTATGTGTCATGCAATGTGGCTCGCCGTTTCACCCTCACACAGAGTATATATTTATAGAGAAAGAGCATGGTATGGTAGAGATATCCCCTATTGGGCCTCAGAGATAAGAGAGATTAATAGTGAAGAGAGAGAAGTTATTTCGCACACTGTGTTGTGTGGAAGTGCATGGCAGAACCGTGGTGGTGAACTCATTGCGGATGAATTTCAAAAATACTCTGATTTGGTTCCATCATCATCTGAAAATACACCAGGAAGCAGAGTTGCCGGATTACAGTTAGTACATGATCTTCTTAGATGGGAAAAAAAGATCTCTCTAAGAACTAAAAATGAGTTTTATGATTTGAGCGTAGCTCAAGAGATTTATAGGAAATACGGACCATCAGCCGTTGAGTCCTATAAAAAGCAGTTCTACGATGAACCTGAAGAAGATAATCTTCCAGTCCTTCAAATCTTTGAAGAATGTAAAATACTAATTGATACAATTCCAATGGCTATTTATGATGAAAAGAAGATAGAAGACATAGCTGAGTTTGATGGTGATGACCCAATTGATAACCTTCGATATGCTTGCAAAGCCGCTAAGAGGTTTCTAGATGGTGAGATTGGGCAAATAGGTTTAGCTGAAAAGAAACAGAGAGTTATTGAGGATTTGAAGATTAGTGGTGATATGACAGCATTTTATAGGAAGATGGAAGCAATAGAAATGTATGATCAACACACTCTTCAAGATTGCATTCCAGTGAGCCGGAGATCAAGATTCGCAAGGAGGATTCATTAATGTTACCACATCAAGAAAGAGTTGTAGTAGAGAAGAAAGAACTTGATGAGAAACTTGATAAGTTGAAGAGCTTCCTAGAACAGCCGTTATTTAGATCATTGCCGCTAGATGAGCAAGGTCGTCTCCATCATCAATGTGATGCAATGGAAGACTATTCAGAGATTCTTGGAGCGCGTATTGAGGCATTTAATTGATTCGCTTTATTTCATTTCTTCTTGGCAAACCTTATGAACCTTGTGCTAGCTGTGCTACACTAAAAGAACAAATTGCCTATGAGAGAGATGAGAATAAACGTCTTATCGAAACACTCCTTAATATAGTTAAACCAAGTGTGACACAAGCGGCACCGATTGAAGTGCAGCCAATTCAGCAAGCCGCTGGAACCTTTACAAGGCGAAGAGCAATTTTAGAGGAAAGGGATAGACAGGAAGCTCTAATTAAACAACAGAAGAAATTTATTGCTGTTCCAGATGATAAGATTAGTCAGCTAGAAAAAGAACTTGGTGTGGAAGCTCCTGATTTAAGGAGAGCAGAGGAAGGAATTTAAGAGATGGCGAACACAGCTCCAGCCACCGTGACGGTTAGTGGAAGCACCGGACCAGGACAAGCTGTTACAACTCAGAAGTTCACTGATGTTAATGCTATTGAATATGATTTCGTTAAGAATACTGTTCGTTTAACTCGTGCCGGATCAGGAGGAATAACTTACTACGATTACTCTGCATCTGCAACTATTACACAAACTATCGCTGCCGGTATCACTACAATCTCAATCGTCTAAGTGAATGGCTAATCAACCAGCTCTCAATGCTACTGTTAAGATTACATCGAAAGATATTAATGGTAATAGCATTGCTAAGCAATACAGCACCGTTGGTTCTGTTTATCTTGATTTCAATAAGGGTATGGTCTGCGTCGTAGATGGCTCAGGACCATTGTATTTTCCTCTTATTCCAGTAACTACTGTAACCTATACAATAACGGCTAATCCTGGTGGACAACACGCTATTGTAATATCTTAGCTGAGATAATAATATGGCTGCATGGAATAGTTCTTCGCTAGGCTTTAGTGACTCTGGAGGATTAAAGAGACATTTTAGTGGATTAATGAAGAATCTTCCTACAAGAATTTCAAAACAACATCTAACTGAACATAAGATGTTTGGGGCTAAAAGGAAGAATATTCAAATTGGTAAATCTTTTAAGAAAGTTGGTAAAGGGATATTTAAGGGTTCATCAGCCGCTAAGATGGAACCGAGTATGAAAGGTAAAGGAATTAGTCCATCAATACCAGAGTTTGATAAGATGATGAATTCTATTTCTAAAGGATCAACATATAACGGAAATAAGAAGAAGAGTCTTTTTTCAAGGAAAAGCTTTGGCTAAAGATTACGATGACGAAATTGCCGGTCTTCTCAAAAATATAGTTCTGCATTTTGAGAAGGAAGATCAGTCTGTTCGAGAACGTCAGATTCGTCATTGGAGACGACTAAAACTCTATTGGTCTAACTTTAGCCTAATTTATTGGAGTGAAACGGCTAAAGACTATCGAGTCTATAGTCGAGATACTCTATCTAAAGATGTAGATCAAGATTATTATGACAAACCAGTCAATGTCTTCAAGGCATTCTTGGAGACAATTATTGCCGCACTGAGCATCCAAATTCCTGCGATTAATTGTGTGCCAGATGATGCGGATAATCCACTAGACATCTCAACGGCTAAAGCCGGTGATAAGATTGCTGAGCTGATATATAAGCATAATGATGTAGTGTTTTTATGGCTACATGCATTATACATTTGGGCTACAGAGGGAATGATTGCTTGTTACAACTACACAGATGAGGACAAAGAGTATGGAACGTACAAGAAAAAGAAGTTTAAGGATGAGGAAATAGATGCTCATGTATGTTCTGCTTGTGGAGCTAGGATACCAGATGAGATGTTTGATCCTCAGGTTGAAGAGGATGCTCCACCAGCATGTTTAGAATGTGGAACTGTTCAAGATCCTAATCAGCAGAAAACAAAGTTAAAGATTCCTAGGCTAGTTGGAACAACAGATGAACCGAAATCAAGAGTCTGTTTAGAAGTTTACGGTGGATTATACATTAAAATTGCGAATTATGCTAAGAAGCAGAAGAGCACTCCATATCTGATTCACAATTATGAAACTCATTATTCTAACGCCTTGGAGTGTTATGATAATCTCCGAGAAAAGCTCCCACACGGAGGGTGGAGTAATATTGGAGTTAGTGATCCTTATGAACAATATGGAAGGTTAAGCACACAATACAGAGGAGAGTTTCCTGATGAACAGGTAACTGTTAAGAATTGCTGGCTTCGTCCTAGTAGCTTTAACATTCTTCCAGAAGAAGATTATAAGAAGCTGAAAAGGTTATTTCCTAATGGTGCTAAGATTGTTTTAGTCAATGATATCCCTGCTGAATACGAGAATGAAGATTTAGATGATCATTGGACTCTAACTGTGAATCCAATGTCTGATTTTCTAAATCATGATCCTCAAGGAGAAGTTCTAACTAATATTCAAGATATTACTAATGATCTAATCAGTTTAACACTTCAAACAATTGAGCATGGAATAGCTCAAACCTTTGCCGATCCAGCCGTTGTGAACTTTCAGGCGCAGAAGCAAATTGAGTCTATGCCTGGTACGCTTTCACCGACAAAACCAGTTAGTGGAAGCAAGAACATTAAAGATAGCTTTTTCACTCTTTCACTTGCGTCATTATCACCAGAGGTAATGACATTCTATAAGATTATTCAGGAGTTGGGTCAATTTGTTTCTGGAGCACTTCCAAGTATATTTGGTGGAAATCAAGCCGCTGGAAGCTCTAGAACAGCTAGTGAGTATGCAATGTCTAAGGGAATGGCTCTTCAGAGATTGCAAACTCCTTGGCGTATGATGACTATTTGGTGGAAAACTATATTTGCTAAAGCAATTCCTATGTATATGAAATGCATGGCTGAAGATGAGAGAGTTGTAGAGAAAGATGAACAAGGTAATTACATTAATGTCTTTATCCGTAAAGCTGAGACTGATGGAAGGATTGGTTCTATAGAACTTGAACCGGATGAGAAGCTTCCAATTAGTGATGAACAACAAGCTGATATGATTATGCAATTGTTCCAAATTAATAATCAAGAAGTTACAGCCGCTTTGATGGACCCGGAGAATCTCCCGTCTATTGCTAAAATTGTTAAGATTCCTGAATTTAAGATTCCTGGTGCTGATGATAGAGAAAAACAATATGAAGAAATTACTGAGCTTGTTAATGGTGCCGCAATACCCCCAGACCAGCAAGAAATTCAAGCTTTCCAACAAGCAAGTCAACAAGCTCAACAAACAGGTCAACCTTTACAGCAACAGCCTCCACAGGAAAAACCAAGCGTTGAGATTGATGTTGATGTTGACAATCATCAAATCGAAGCTGCTATTTGCAAATCATGGTTAATTTCATCCGCTGGACGGCTTGCAAAACAAGAGAATCCTAATGGATATAAGAATGTTCTCCTTCATATGAAACAACATATGGCCGTTGTTCAGCAACAACAGCAAGCCGCTCAGACCCATGCTGATCAAATGGCAATAGCTACTGGTAAGTTTGGTAAAGATAAATTAGGTGAACCTCCTAATATGACACAACAGAAGAAACCTCCACAGCATTCAGGTAAGATAACAGGAGAGAAGAATGCCCATACCCCCGTCAACTAGTTCAGGAACTTTAACTCCTGATAAACCTATTGGCCCCAAAACGGCTGATGATATTAATGATATGTTTAATGAGATAGATGTTGAAGGAGCCGCTAAGCCGGAAAAGAAAGAACCTAAAGAAAAAGAAGAACCTGAAGAGAAAGAACCTGAAGAAAAAGAAAATGAAGACGATGACGAATTAGAACTTAAAGAGCCAGAAGAAGGTGAAGAGAAATTAGACTTATCTAGAGGTGAAGAGTTTGATGCTCCTCCAAGAAAAGGAGAAATCTTAAAGGAGTATCCAGAACTATTCAAGAAGTTCCCATTTCTTGAAAAGATGATGTATCGTGATAAACAATATTCTGAATTATTTGGTTCTTATGATGATGCTAAAGAAGTAGCAGAGAAGTCAGAAATCTTTAATTCTTTTGAACAGCAGCTTTTATCTGGAAATACAGCAGATATTCTTCGTGAAGTTAAAGAAACTGATCAGAAAGCATTTGATACTATTGTAGACGATTATCTTCCAACTCTACACAAAGTAGACAAGGAAGCATATTTCCATGTAGTTGGTAATATGAATAAGAGATTAATTATGGAGATGGTAGAGGAAGCTAACACAACTAATAATGATGATCTAAAACAAGCCGCATTGCTAGTTAATCAGTTCGTCTTTGGAACGAGCAAGTTTACAGCTCCACAAAATCGCGTTGCTAAGGTTGAGGATTCGGCTAAGAAAGAAGTAGAGGCAGAACGGCTATCATACGTCAGAGAGAGATTTGAGTCAACTCGCGATGATTTACAATCTCAAGTTGACAATACTTTGCGTGCAACAATATCTGAATATATAGATCCTCGTGGGGTAATGAGCGGCTATGTTAAGAAGAATGCTGTTGCAGATGCAATGAAAATTCTTTCTTCTTCAATAGCCGCTGACCCATCTGTTGCCAAGAATCTAGATAAGCTTTGGAGAGCCGTTTTCAGTTCTAATTTTAATAGGGAATCTACTAGTAAGGTAAAATCTTATTACTTGTCTAAGGCTAAAGGACAATTAAAGAATGCTATTCTTAAGGCTAGAGCAGAAGCATTGAAAGATGCAACTCCTTCTCGCAAAGATAGAGAAGACGAGAAGGAAAATGAAGAAGAAACTCCTAGTTCAAGAAATACTAGGAAAATAATCGCAACTGGCAGGCCAAGCCACACAACTGGCAAAAACCAAATGAAAAAAGGAGAGAGTGTAGCTGAATTTTTTGCTAGGGATTAGGAGAAACTATGCCAGGTACTGTTGTAGAGAGTGTTGTTGCCGGAACAGAGCTTGA